GTTTATAACTCTGTTCAGGTTCTGTTCATAAAGGCAAAACATGCTATCTGGAGGGTATAGGAGCAAGGACATCTCCTTGCGAGTCTGGCTCGCTCGTCGAGCAGGGAGGGTATAGTATAGTTAACTGAATAGAATGTGAATATTTTGACCTATTTTCAATTTATTTTCATTTTGTCTATATCTTTTTGGCTTTCGCGGGGTCCTTAACTACTATACAGTTTTACAAACTGTCTAGGCATCCGGTGCGGCGGATGCGAGAGACCTTGCGGTAAGTAACTAAGTTCACTCCGTTCTCTAAGTTACTTCTAGACAGTAGTACGACTCTCCTAAGAGTCGAGTCGCTTCGAAGTACAAGAAATTGTACTTCTTCAGTAAATACTACTGTACTATTCGAAACTAAAGTTTCTCATAGAGACCAGCTTTTAGTCGAAGCTCTTACGGCTTCTCCTAAGCTGGTATTATTACTCCAACCTAAAGGTTGGCTTGATTCGCGGTTCTATAGAACCGCTCATATAGACAGATTATGAATACTAATAAACAGCCTGGTACAGACGATATTAATCTCCTGATTAATTCGTTGAATTCTGGTAACAGCAGAATTACGGATGTATTCGGTCTGGGTAGACCTCTACCTCACTCCTCGGTACGCCGCAAGGCGGAACTAAAGCGGAGGGAGGATATCTTCCGGAAGCAGCTTCAGCGTAAGAAGCAAAGTGCTAGAATCAAGCGGAAACAGAAGATCCGCCAGGACACAAGAAAGAGGACTCAGAAGTGTAGGCAGGGCGAGTACGGATTCAAGGAAAGGGTAGCTTACTACGATTCCCTGGAAAGATCCTACTGGTACTACCTTAAACGGAAGTACGGAATACGTAACATCCTATCCCTGGAAGAGTTCGAAGAACACATAGCTCCCTGCCATAAAGTGGGGCTTAATTTTATAACCCGGAAGGACAAGTCTCGCAAGGACTGGTTTCTGGACAATATCGAGATCGTATGAAAGAGTTTCTACGCAGTCTTCGACTGCTCTTAGCGTCGAAGCGAGGAGATAGCTTCTCCTACAAACTGAAACAGCTGGTAAATACTGCTCCTCAACTGTGGGGTAGGGTAGCTAACCACGAACGTAGGCTTAACCTGCTCGAAGATCGAGTTCAGGAGCTGGAGCGTAAAAAGAAATGAGTAGTTATATGGGATGGATATGTCCTAGATGTGGGGATGTGAACGGTCCTACAGTCACGAAGTGTGGCTGTAATCTACACAAGAGCGGGCTTCAGGCTCCCTTTAAAGTAGGCTCTCCGTACAAAGCAGACGACTCTAATATGTTCAGAGTACACCCAGACTCAGCTACGTATACATCCGGGAGCATTAAGGGATGAAGATACCCTACGAGTTCCAGCTCGGGGCTCACAAGATAACCGTACGCAATAACCTCCGGTTGAGGGATTGCTACGGGGAGTGGTTTACCTACAAGAAGGAGATCCAGCTCGCCAGGCCTAAGAAAGACTGGTCCGAGTTCTTCGCCTTTCAGGTGTTTGTCCACGAAGCGGTACACGCAATACTGGAAACAATGGGTAGGCAAGACCTGTCCGAGAACGAAGCTTTCGTAGACGGTCTTAGCGAAGCGATCACCCAAGTAATTCTAACCTCCAAATTTAAGGAACCGACTAATGTCACCTAATTTTCTAAACGGGTCGTTTAACGCCCAACAAGTCAAAGCAATCGAGAAGTACGTCGCAGCCTTCGTAGCGGACGTCCTTAAGTCATACGAGGCGGGCCCTATCGAGGGCAAGCCAGGAAAGGCGCAGGTAGAGGCTAAGCCAGCGAAAGTGGCTAAAGTTGTAGACGTAATGATCGAAGGCGATGGCAAGTAATATGATTGCAAGTTTAGGTTTACAACGTATTACCCCGTAATTTATACAAACCACAGTCTAGGGAGACCCCAATATGCTAGTAATTACCACTAAAGGCCTTATCGAAAGAGAGGCGCTTACCGCCAAAGACGTAATATCTGAAGAAGATAACGCGCGAGTTACCGCTACTGAGTGGTATTTAGGCGAAGAATTAGTACGTAGAGATGTTAATGTTAACATTCTGCGAGGATTAGAAACACCCAACGACCAACAATCATTTTAAGAGGATATTCCTTTGGCCAATACCCAAGCAATTTGCAAAACCTTCCGTGTGGAGCTGCTAAATGGCATCCACGCATTCGGCACATCCGTAGTTAGGGCGGGTACTGGTGCAGATACCTTCAAAGCTGCTCTGTACCTGGCTACAGCTACCGTAGACAGTACTACTACCGCCTATTCGGCTACTAACGAGGTCTCCGGAACAGGCTACACCGCTGGCGGAGTCACCGTTACCAACGCAACAGCCCCAGCTAACACTGGTGGTACCGGAATCGTTGCTTTCTGGACACCTTCCGCTGCTTTTTCGTGGACTACAGTCACTCTAGCTACCGCTTTTGACTGCGTTCTGCTCTATAACAGCACACAAAGCAACAAAGCTGTCGCAGCCTTCACTTTCGGTTCGCAAACAGTCACTGCTGGTAACTTTACCATCAACATGCCTACCAACGATCTAACTACTGGTCTACTGAGAATCAGCTAATGCTACTCCTGACGAGTACATCAGATATTATCCGCATCGTAACGGGCGCGGCCGCTGACGTTGACGTCCATGCTTCGTGGGTGGATAACAACGCTGGTACTATAACCCCCGGACGTACAAACACTACGCCTATTACTACCGCTGCGACTACAACCGTTGTAGGTTCTCCTGCGGCTTCTACTCAGCGCAACGTGAAAGCCTTGTTTATCCACAACACCCATGCAACAGTGGCGACAACCGTCACGGTGCAACACTTCGACGGCACCACGAGCATTGATATAGTCAACTGCACGCTGCTTCCTGATGAGCATTTGAATATGCAGGAGGATGGTACGTGGGTGCATCGTGACGCTCAGCTAGGGGCATATACGTATACAGTTCCTGCACGCGGCGTACTAGGCATGACGAACATTTTCGCTGAAACAATACCCCGCGAAATCTGCCCTGAAGTGAATACTGTTGTACCCACCGCTTCTGGTACGCTGTTCATGCAAGCTATCTATTTGTACGCAGGACAGCTTGTGAGTAATATCACCGTAAGTTCCGCAACCACAGCGGCAGGTACGCCCACAGGCGGGCGTGTTGGGCTGTATTCAGCCAATCGTGCCTTGCTTGCCCAGTCTGCCGACCAGACAACTACCGCTTGGGCAGCTAACACCGTCAAGACGTTGGCTATGCTCACCCCCTACCGCGTTCCTACGTCAGGACTGTATTACATTGGCATCTATATGACTGCCACTACAGTGATGACCATGAAAGGCGGTACAGCGAAAACAGGTGGTCAGTTGGCATCCTCAGTGCCCATCCTACACGGCACTTCTACCACAGGTTTGACTACAACGCTCCCAGACCCCGCCGCCGCAATCACTGGCGGATTGGTAACGATTTACGCTGGCGTGAGCTAATGTGGCAACGCCTAAGCGGATATTCAGCGATAGCTTAACCCTACAAGGTTGGTATGGGAGTGTCCCCGTATCCGACTGGTTTGATGAATGGTTGGTGCAAGACGCTGGGGGCGGAGACGTCTCCGTGTCCATCACTGGGCAGGGGCTCTCAGTAGCGGTAGCTAGACTAGCTCCGCTGTACGACGAGAGTACGGTCCTCTCTACATCCATACCAGACATCACTTTTGTCCCCATAACGGAAGTTATGCCGATAAACAGCGGGTCCAGCGGACAGCTGAACTTCTCTGGGGTTATGGAGTACACCGTCACCAACGAGACGGTTAATGGCACTTATGGCGCGCGGTTGCTGTGGTGCTATCGTACAATAGGCGGTTCCTGGACTGATGTAGGCACTGAAACCACTCAGACATTCCCCGCATCAGTTACGGGCGGTGCTTTAGACAACTTTGGTGAGATTTCAGCGGCAGCCTCCCAGTCTGGGTTATCGGCTAATACTGTCTACGAAGTACAGCTCTATTTACGTAGGGCATCCGGGACCCCGACTAACAACATAGCGGCTATCCCCATAACAGTAGCCGTTGCCGCGCAAGTGAGCGGAGATGTCTCGGTATCAGTAACAGGTCAAGCCTTGTCCGCTTCTCAGGGCTCTGTTACAAAGACACTATCAGTACCTGTCTCTGGGCAGGCCGCTACCCTAGCTCTACAATCTACTACAACCCAAAAGACACTAGCCTTACCTACAGGCATCTCTGCAGCTCTAAGCGCGGGATCTTTAGGCACAACGAAGACTCTAGGGCTAACAGGACAGAGCAACGCTCTACAAACAGGGGCAGTAACAGCATCAACGGGTGCTACTGTATCTCTGAGTGGTATCAGCGTACCTGCCTCTATAGGTTCAGTAACTAGTAGCTTATCTAAGGCGTTGTCCGGACAAGCGGTTACAGCCAATACAGGTACAGTAACTACAACTGCTAGTTACTCAGTAACACTTTCAGGTGTTTCTATAGCCTTAGCTGCTGGTACTTTAGCTAGCGCTATAAGTAAAGCGGTATCTGGACAAGCGTTAAGCTCCTCGGCTGGTACGGTAACTGTCTCCACCTCAGCTACGGTTAACCTGACAGGCCAGTCAGCACAAGTCCAGACTGGTACTCTTTCTACAAGCCTCACAAAAGCGCTAAGCGGCTCAAGTCTAAGTTCTAGCATAGGCGACATAGCTCCTACCTACGCTGCTGATACCATATCAGGCATAGCAGGAGGCACTAGCTTTGCTGCTGTTACTGACATACTTAGAGTGTCATCTGGTTCCTTAGGGAAACTAGATTTTTCTGGTTACATATTCTACGATGTAGGTACTCTAACAGATGGTATCTACAATGCTTTCGCTATATGGAGGTATAGAACTCTAGGCGGTAGTTGGGTTGATGTAGGAACTGAGATAGAGGCTATCGCAGACTGCCGTGTAGTGGTCGGTGAGCTAGATCAGCTAGGCGAGATTAGCGCAACTACAACTCAGAGCGGGCTTAGTTTAAACACTGCGTATGAGGTTCAGTTATATTTTAGAAGAGCCACAAGCTCTCCGACTAATAATATACAAGCTGCTCCAAATCTAGCCGAAGTTACTACCGGTGTAGCAGATGGTACGGCTTCTATAACAGGCGTGTCCACTACAGTTTCGTCGGGTTCGCTAACGCTCACCAAGACAGTAACTCTAAGCGGACAATCCGCTAGCGTACAGCAACAAAGCATTGTTTCTACAAGACAAGCTGCACTGGCCGGACAAAGTACTTCTATAGCACAGTCCTCGGTTGTAGTGCAGAATTCAGTAGTAGTCTCTATCACTGGACAAAACACTACAGCTTCCAGAGGCTCTTTAGGAACAACTAAAACAGTAGCTGCTTCTGGAACCTCTGTAGCAGTACAGCAAGGTTTCACACAAGTAGGCTCGGACGTTATAGTATTCCTGACAGGAGCTAATGCCCAGTTAAATCTAGGTACAGCTGTTGCTGGAAAGCAAGCATCTATATCTGGAGTACAGAGTATCCTAAACACCGGAAGCCTAGCAACTGCTAGGAGTCTTGGTATAAACGGAGCTGCTCTACTTGTCTTCACAGGCACCATAACTTCCACACTACCTTCTACAGTAACCGAGTATGACGTAAGGTTATTTGACGGGCTCAGAGCTAAGGGAAACCAGAGAGGTATTCATACTACCGTTAGAGGTCTTGAGTACGCCATGTGGGCTAGGGTGTTAACTAAATGTGAGTACGTGCCGTACGTGTATGTAGCTCCTGAAACTCCTACTATATTACGCATAGGCTACGGCCGTCCTATAACAGAGACAGAAGCTGTAGAGGAAGCTAATTTATCTAAGAATAGAGAGACTGTGTGGCTTAATTCTAAACTAACAGATCTTTATAAGGCTATAATTGATTCTAATCCTACAGCAGAACTGCACGAAGTACTAACCTCCACACTATACTACTATCAGGTAGAGTGTCAAAAGATAGCATAACAGAGAGAGCTCAATGCCATTACCGTACGATCCTTACATACCATTAGATACACAGCCTGAGAATTTACCTCTATCTGGGTCTTTGCTTCAGCCATGGTTTAATTCTGGTGAGAGTAAAGCCCTTATGGATCTCCTAGGAGACTACCATGCACATTATTCTGGTTCAACGTCTGGGGGCGTGTCTAGCTGGAATGACTTAACCGATAAGCCTACTACGTTTCCGCCCGAAGCGCACGACCATGTGATCGCTGACGTGATCGGCCTGGAGCCGCGGATATTCTTCGACGGCGTAACCTACACCTTCGACATCGACATCACCAACGCCGATGAAGGCATCACCGACCCGTACAAGTTCAAGACGGTCTATGCGGCGGTGCTTTCAATCCTTGAGATTCTACCGCGTCTGCCGCTGAACGGCGATAACATAATTACCATGTTGCTCGGTGATGGCGATCACTACTCAACAGGTTTTATGCATCTGTTTACTTATGGTGTTGACGGCGGTGAGGCTAACGCCTTTCTAGGCATTGCGGGTGCAGCGGCATCTGCAAATTGTCGGTTCGTTGTCGAGTCTAAATCCACTCCTTCAAACATCACTACGGGTGAGTGGTCGGCTATATCATCAACAGCTAACTATGCGTCCGAAGAGACCGCTAAATTTGTAGCAAACAAAGCGCTTATAGAGAGCCGATTTCCGTGCCGAATAAAACCAGAAGCTTCTAACCTCAATAGCTATTACATAGTCTTCCCTCGGAATTTTTCGATTAGCGGCGTGGCGATAGTCTCTGACAATAAAGAATGGATATATCTAACGCTCCCATCCATTGGTGCAAAGCCAGTGGCGGCTATTGGGTGCTCTTATCCCTACCTGGACACCACCGCATTACAGCCGCTTCACAGCCCATACAATTCACAGCCATACAACGCCGAGGGGTTTAAACTTTATGTGGCTGATGGTTCGTGTGAAGTGCATTCATTAGCACCTATCGGCACGAACGGAACAGTCGTTCTTGTGAATCTCGGCTATCCGGTGGCCAACGTACAGGCAGCCTTTGATAAAACGCTTTTCTATTGCTGGGCGCAATTTACTTGTATTGGCTCTATTCGCTACTCTTACCATAGCTGGATTATGTGTGCGGCTTTAAATACCCTCATATTTAACTTACTATCCGGCTCGTCATTAAAAGCTGGCGATGTGTTTCTGGCTATCAAGGATGCTTACGGGTGTAGCGTTAAGGCATTTAATTTGCAGTTCGGTAGTTCCACTTCTCCTAGTGCGATAATACGGAACGATTGTAACTTTCCCCTTCAACGCACATACACATCCCTAGCTACCTTGTCGGCGGCTTTTACGCTACAAGGCGGATTTTTGGACTTACGTTATGACCAAACCGCAATTACATCCAGGCATCTATGCGGAACTGGAAATCCTAACGGCGTGATGAGAGGCAACCTCGGTGACACCTATAGCAACCTAAGCGGCGGCGCAGGTACGACCTTATGGGTGAAAGAGTCAGGAGTAAATACTAATACTGGGTGGGTAGTAGCTCAGACTAATCCTGATGCCTTAGGCACACTGAGTATATCCTCAGGAGTAATAACTCTTGACTGCTCTTTGTATAGAAACTTTAAAGTTACTTTAACCTCTAACGTCACTTCAGTAGTCCTTACTAATCTAAGAGGTGCTTCTAATATAACAGAGATAGACCTAGAAATTAAGCAAGACGCTACTGGCAATAGAACGTTTGCTCTTCCAGCCTCTTTTAAGGCCCTTGGTACTTCGGACACAGGTATAAGTTTAGCAGCCAATAGTGTAACCGTCTTGTGCGCTAAAACCTTCGATAACGGAACTACTTGGCGCTACGCTATGCAGGAGAGTGTATAATATCATGCTTAGGAACCTTTTAATGAGCCCTTCAGCGGGATTTTCTAGAATAACTGCTATAGGTACTGGGGGTTTAGTTAGATATAAAGCCTTACCTGTAACCTCTGGTTCTTGGACTAACCCACAAACGCTATCCCCTTATTCAGGAGGTAGTCTGGCTTTTGGTGGTGGTTTATACGTTACAGGATCTTACGAGTCTGTGTGGACGTCGCCTGACGGTGCTGCGTGGACTAGCCGCCCTGTGACCCCTTTAGCAGGGGCTGATGTACAAAATGTAGCGTATGGGGCAGGTGTTTTTGTAGTTATAGCAGGTTTGTCTGATGTCTTAGCGTCCTCTCCTGATGGCATAACATGGACTGCTCGTACATCCACCTTAGGAACGGAAAATACAGGTACTTTGATTTTTGGTGGTAATTGTTTCTTGGCGACTGCCCGTTACGGTAGGGTTATGCGTTCTACAGACGGTATTACTTGGACAAGTGTGACTACAGGATTGCCTACTGGCGCAGGGAGCTTGCCTTATTGTGCAGTGTGGACAGGCAGCGAATTTGTTATAGCCACTACAAATTCCTTAGAGGCTGTTAGATCCACAGACGGCGTAACCTGGTCTGCCCTAACTATAGGTACTAGAGGTACCGGTGCTTATTATGGCGGGGCAGCTTTTGGTCCTGGTAAGGGGCTTATTCTGATGGAAGCTGGAGGGTATTATAGAAAAAGTGATGCCTCTCTTAGTAGCTGGACTCAGTATCAGATATCAGGAATGCCCTCTGGCGTAGCAGTAATAACCTATGACGGTACTAATTTTGTGGTGGGTAGTACCGGGACCAGCGTTTGTAAATATAGCTCCGACGGTATAACATGGACTGATATATCTGCTAATCTTAGCTTAGGAGGTAATTATATATACGGCCTTTTGGCTACTCCTTAATTATATAAAAGGTATTAATAATGACAAGACGAATAAGTACTACTCCTGCCGTAACACAGCGTTTAGAAGCAGTATCTCCGACTACCATCATTAGATGGGACCCGAGCACGGGACAAGGCTCAGTTATTTTTGAAGTGTGGGACATGGTATATGAAGACGACGTTTACGTCGGCATGGTGCGCAATACCGAAGTGCCTAGCATCGAGGCAACCATTGAGCAGTTGGCCAGTCGTGTGGCTTTGGTTAATATGGGAGGTCCTGAGCCAGCAACGCTGCCAGTACTCCTGGTAAGCCCTATACTGAAAAGTATATTCGATGAGCTGTACAACGAAGCTGTGACTACTACTGCTACAGATATCCCTGATAGAGAGCGTCCTGTTCGGGGACGGCGTACTCTAACACAACCATAAGGATTGTTTATGTTAACAAGCGCGCAGTGCCTTAAGAAATACGGACCTCCGGAAAAGGAAGCTTTTATGACGGTTTGGGATGTCCCGCCAGCTCTAGAAGTAGGTTTCTTACCTGATAAGGTCTACTGCAATAAAGATATGATAGCTCCTTTATCGGCAGCTTTCAAGAACATAGTGGATAGAAAGCTTACTGACCAGGTAAAGACCTGGGATGGATGCTTCAACATTCGTAAGAAGAAAGGCGGTAGTACAGCCAGCTTACACAGCTGGGGAGTTGCTATCGACATCAACGCGGCATGGAACGGTTACAACAAGCCCGTAACCATGTCTAAGGAACTAGCCCAGTGCTTTAAGGATGCTGGGTTCGACTGGGGCGGTGACTGGAATACCAAGGACGGAATGCACTTCCAGCTCTCTAAAATCTAAACAAGGATGTGAACTATGCTAAGTACTAAAATAGTGACTGTTGGGATGGCTGTAAGTACAGCTGTCGGTATAACAGCCACTAAAGTCCCTAAAAGCCTCGTAGCCTCGAATGATATAGTAATGTATCTCTTTTCTGTCGGGTTGTCTACGTTGCTGCTCTCTTTAATAGGGGCTCTCTTAGCTAGTATGATAGCTGAGCCTCTCAGACCCAAAACCAAGATGTGGGCTATTTTTATAGCCTCTGCTATGGCTGGAGCTATGGCTTCGAGTTTTCTACCGACCGTACCAGGGTTTGGATGGGTAAAGCAGATACCAAGCCAGGTTCTAGGATTTCTAGTCAGCCTGTTTGGTAGGTGGGTTATACCAGCAATCATAGACGTCATTCCTGACACTATCAGAACAGTTTTTTCCAAATTCCAAGACTTAGTTGGAGGAAAGAAAGATGTATAAGTTAGTTCTGATACTACTATGCTTGAGTATACTGCTGGGGGTAGTCCCTCGCCTGAACGCTATGTCCCTCAAGGATCTTAAATGCGTTTATCCTATTTTCTATGCTTCGGGCCTCATAAGCATAGCTGCAGGTGCCGCTGGTAGCGCACTTTCAGCAATTTTAGGGGACTACTCTTTTGTACACGAGGCTTATATACTACTAATAGCAGGAATAGCCGAGCTCCTATTTGCCTCTAGGATACGGCCCAAAATGCCCAGAAGGAAGAACACATGTCAATTATGAAACGTCCGACCCCAAGAGCTATATTAGGACTACTAGCAGTACTGGTACTTGTTATGGTACCTACCTGCATGTTCTTGGCCAGCGGCCATCCGGCCCCATTCTAAGGAGATTCAAATGCTTCATTTACAGATAGGGGCTTGGTTCGCTAAGCAGACCCTAGCTTTTTGGCTGCGTATTGTAGCTCTCGTTGTAGTGCTAGGTATACTCATAACACCCTCGTGTATGTACATGGGTGTAAAAGAAGACCTCGAAGAGGCCAATTCTATTATCGACGGATACAAAGCAGTAGCCAAAGCCGCGGATAAAAAAGAGAAAGAAGTACTGCCTAAGATCGTGTACAAAGACAAAGTGATAGATAGAGTCGTCACTAAAACTAAAATTAAAAGGGAATATATCTATGTCAATAACAAAGAAGCTGCTGACTGGGCTTGTACTTTCATCCCTGATGCTGTTATCGGGATGTCCTGGGAAGCTGGTGAGACCGGTGGACCCGGAGCTACTAAAGCGCGAGCATTGCCAGAATATTGCATATTACAGGCAGATCCTGGGCAGACAGTTGATAAATAAGGAACTGTTGGACCTCTACGACGAGTGCTCTGGTACTGCTGACAAGATGTACAATCGCCTAGAAGGTATAGAATCTATACTAAACGATACGCAGCGGGAACCTTAACTCTAAATACCCTAGTCCTAGGAGGACCCAGATGAAGCTTGTAAACCCCAAAAAAGACGATATTGTAGATGTAGACGTGGAAGGAAATGTTGTAGAAGCACCAAAAGAAGTAGAGCTGTTGATGCACATCTTCAGCAATCAAGGCGCTGATGCTCCTGCACAATCGTTGCTCCGTCTGTTCTACGAAGGCGCTATGCTGAATACTATCGGAGTTATGCGTGCTCTGAACACTGAGACTGGCTTCGAAGAGCTTCTCCTGGTGGGAGTTGAGCAGCACGACGCTAATAACAGCTCCGTTTACCCTCTCGCTAAGATACTAGATAAAGGCGGCCTAACGCGCTACAAGTCTCCGGACGGTAAGGGCGGATGGTTCGAACCTAATTAATGAACACTGACTGGCTTAAAATTGTTACTGAGGCATACCAAGAAGGTTACTCAGATGTAGAAGTTTGTAGGGAACTGCGCATTACTTTGAAGCAGTTCTCTAAACTTTACACAGATAACGACAAGTTCGCAGAGCTCATTGACTTCGGTCGTATGCTCAGTCACGCTTGGTGGATGGAGAAAGCCCGTAAGAATCTTAACGACAGGGCCTTTAACACCTCCCTGTATGTCATGGTTATGAAGAACCGCTACGGCTGGGCAGAAAAACTGGAAGCAGTTGCTGTTGATCCCAATGACGCACAATCAATTAAAGAGCTTAGAGCTAGACTTGAGAAAGAACTTCCTAAGCTGGTTAAGTCCTTGAACCCCGAGTTCACAGAGGCTAGGGTGTTAACAGAAGTAGGAACTATTCTTGATACAACCTCGTAATCCTGACGACTTACTGACGTCCCTGCAATCAGCTAGTTTTGACGGAGAAGTTAAAAAGCTTCTCCCAGAGCTAGAACTGAATACTGGTAACGATAGGGCTATTATGGCTCTAGGTAAGCTGGTAGATCAGTACAACTCCAGTCTGGAGAATGCTGGTATAGGCAAGTGGTTTATAGAAAACACTCCGTTCTCTATTGAGAACTGCCCAAAACACCATGCGTTCTTCGACGCCACTTCGAAGTACAAGGAAGTCCTCTTCTGCGCGGGTAACCGTGTAGGCAAGAGCTTAGCAGGAGCCTACGCTACTGCTTGTCACCTAACAGGCGATTATCCTGCTTGGTGGAACGGAGTGACCTTCGACCATCCTATCAGAGCTTGGGCTGCTGGTTCGGATGCTAAGTCTACTCGTGATACTGTACAGAAAGAACTACTAGGTCCTATTGGCGCTTGGGGCACAGGTCTTATCCCTCTCGAAAAGATGGGCAAGTCTTGGGCACTCAGCGGCGTCCCACAGGGTGTTGATACCATCGAAGTTAAGCATAGCTCTGGTGGTATGTCTACCCTGTCGTTTAAGAACTACCAACAGTCGTTGTCCGCGTACTACGGTACTGCCATGCACTGGATCTGGCTCGATGAGTTAGCTCCTGCAGAGATATACAACGAATGTTTAATTCGTACCATGACCACCAACGGCATTATCTGCGTAACGTTTACACCGCTGGAAGGTATAACGCCTCTAATCATCAACTTCTTCTCTAAAGCAGACCTCTTAATAGGCAGTAAAGGCCTACGCGGTGTAACAAAAGAAGACGTAGAGATACTAGAAGAGCTCGAAGGGGAAGATGCTAGACTAGCTAACCGAGTGGTTTCTAAGTGCATCATTACAGCAGGATGGGACGACGCTCCTTGGTTGACCGAGGAAGCTAAAGCTCGAATGCTGGACGATACCCCGCCTCACTTGCGGGCGGCCCGTTCTAAGGGTGAACCTGCAATGGGTTCCGGTAACGTCTACCCAATCCCGCTCGACGAGATACTTATCAAGCCTTTCCAGATACCAGACTACTATGAATTCTTATACGCGCTTGATGTTGGTTGGAACAAAACTGCTGTTACTTTCGGAGCCAGAAATCCCGATACAGGGGTTATCTACATCTACGACGAACACTATATGGGACAGGCAGAACCTGCCATCCATGCCCAATCAATACACGCTAGAGGCAAATGGTTAGAAGGGGTCATAGATCCCGCATCTAGAGGCAGAAGCCAGATAGATGGCCAGAAGCTGATGGAAGTTTACAAAGAGGTAGGGTTGACTATCTTTCCCGCCAAGAACGAAGTAGAGGGCGGAATACAACTAGTATACGCAGCTCTATCAGCCGGTAAGCTTAAAGTGTTTGATACACTACACAACTGGCAGAGAGAATACACGCTATATCGCAGGGACCTTAACGGAAAGATTATCAAGGAACACGACCATCTTATGGATGCTACTAGATACCTGATGAACAACCAGATAAGGTTCATATCCAAGAAATACGCTAAAGGCGCAATGCCGAACATTTATAAGGGCACTCTAAAATACGATGTATAACGACGAACCTAACTTGATGACGGAAGAAGAGCTAGCCCAAGAAGCCGAGAAGATCTTACGCCGCGCGCGTAAGGACGGCATGAATAAGCTGGCCAACACCCTCACGACAAAGCTCAAGAAGCGAATTTCCAACAGGGCTGCGAAACAGGAAGAGTGGCTGGAAAGCTCCCACCTGTACTACGGCAGTATGTATTCTTCCCTGGAGTATAAAGAAACTCCGTTTGCTGGTACTGCAGCTAGAAAAGCTAGACCCGACTTCAACATAGTTCGAACTAAGTGCGATGCCGCTATTGCGCAGTGTATCGACATGCAGTTCGCTATTGGAGAGAAGAACTGGGACTTATGGCCAGCTGCCAATAACACAGATCCCGCCAACAGCATCAAGTGTCAGATGATGTCTGATGAGATTGAGGCACAGCTAGACACCTGCCGTTACGCTTTCCACTCAAGAGAAGCTATACGGGATAGGGTTATCCTCGGTACTGGTATCTTGAAAGGACCAGTCAATACTGGCACAGTGACTACCGTATATACCCAAGACCAATACTCAGGCGAGTGGATGTCTAAGTCACAGGTAGTGTACAAGCCAGCTATCGAGCGTGTGGACCCTTGGTTCTTCTTCCCAGATGACACAGTAGCAGATCCGGATAAGATTGGTGACGCTATTCAAGTGCATCCTATGTCGGCTTACGATCTAGTTGCCTACGTCAATCACGAAGGCTACGAAAGAGAAGAGATAGAAGAAGCTCTTAAAGAAGACCCCGAAGCTTACATGTCTGAATCGTTTGTAGAGTATAAGCGTCTAGTAGATGCTAATCCTGCGTTGTTCAAGAACAAGTACTGCGTAATAGAATACCACGGTCCTATCAAGAAGTGCGACTTGGATACCATAGGCATCCGTCCTGCTTACGAGACTCCTCTCGAAGATTACTTCGGGGAAGTGTGGATCGTTAACAACAGAATTATTCGTATTGAGTTGGAGAACATTGAAGGTTCTTTCGAGACTCCGTACGCTATCGCTCCTTGGAAGAAAGATCCAGGTAGCGTGTTCGGGTTTGCTCATCCGCTGACTATGAAAGACCAGCAACGCGTCGTCACGCAGACCTGGCACATGATCTTGGATAACGCCTCTATTTCTTCTGGTCCGCAAGCTGCGATACAGCAGCGTTATATTACTCCTGCGGACGGAGAGTGGGAAATGGGACCTCGTAAGGTTTGGTATCTAACCGACCCTATGATGAAGGTAAGTGATGCTATTCAGTTCTTCGACGTCCCTAACGTTCTTCAATATCTAACTCCGGTGCTAGCTATGGCCCGTGAGTTCTCTGAAGAAGAGTCCGGTACTAACGCTTTAGCAGCCGGATTGCAGTCTACACAGGTAGGAGCTTCTGCTACTGGCGACATGCTCGCCCAGAAGAACTCCACTGTTTTGCTAGATGCTGCCTCAGAGGAGTGGGACGACCACATCACTGCTAAGGTCATCCGTCGTATGTACGGGTGGAACATGCAATATAGTCAGCGTAAAGAAATCAAAGGCAACTACAATCTAGACGTACGTTCTGCTAACGAGTATAAGAACAAGCAGATTCACGTACGTGACCTAGAAAAGCTGTCTGTAGAGACTGCTGGTAACCCGCACCTAGCTAAGTGGATTAATCAAGATGTACTAACCAACACTCGTCTAGCCCTGATGGCTATTCCTGCTCGTGACCTAATCCGTTCTAAGGAAGAGGCTGATGCTTGGGAGAAGCAACAGCAGGAACAAGCGGCCAAGAGTGACCCTAACGCGATAAAAGCGCAGGTAGAGATGGCTAAGCTTGATCTAGAGAAACAACGTCTGCAGATAGAAACTCAGCAGATGCAGATGGAAATGCAGTTGACCAAGATGAAGTTGGAGATGGAAGCTCAAGTTGTTCAGATGAAAGAACAAGTTGCTCTTGCTAACAACCAAGCTATGGCTATGTCTGCACAAGCCTCTACCCTCAAAGCTCAGTTGGATTATCAGGCTAAGATGGCTAAGGTTGAAGTGGATGCTCAGGCTGCTGGTATGACCATGCAAGCTGATACCATGAAGTTCGACGTAGACAAGCAGATCGAAGTCGCTGCTATGCAACAAGAGAATGCTATTAAGAATGCCGAACTGGAGATTTACAAAGAAGAGATTAAATTGAAAAAGCAAGGCAAGACTGGTATCTAAGGAGTAACTTTTGAACGAACATTTGACCGATGTGATTGGAATTAACTATTCCAGCAAAGACTGGTTCCACGTAAAACAGATCATGCTACGAAGAATTGATGATTGTGTATCTAAGCTTTGTGGTGATATTGATGATAGAGAAGCTAATAAACTGAGGGGTTGTATCCTCGCGTATAAAGCGACGATAGGACTCGAAGAAGATGCCCGTTCTGTACTGGCCCAAACTAAGGATAGATAATGCAAGAAGAAAATGATAAGCTATTTAAAGATATCTCTCGTGCTATGGAGACAAATGATACAGTAGCTATGGACGCCTTGATGGCTAAAGAAGAAGAGGAAGTTAAGGAACCTATTCAAGAGGTTGCCGCGGAAGAAGTCAAAGAGGAAGTGGTAGTAGAGGAAGAAGCGCCGACCGAAGAGGTCCGCGAGGAAGCCGAAGATCACGGAGACGAAGACGAGACGACCAAGCTCAGGAGAGAGCTAGAGGAAGCAAGGACAGCACAACACCGTCTAAAATCAGACGCTGGCAGAGTTCCAGGGCTACAGCGTAAGCTGGCAGAGCTGGACAAAAAACTTCAAACAATGGCTGAGAATTCCGCCAAACCAGATTCAGATGCCGAAGGAGATGCCTCTCTAGCAGACGCATTCGACAACGAGCATTTCGCACTAATAAGAGAGACAGACCCCACACTTGCTGCGGCTCTTCAGGCAACATTTAACCGTATGGTTACGTCCACGAAGAAGCAGAGTGTTGAAGCAGCCCGAGAAGTCACTAACACGTTCCGCGAAGTAGAGGAACAAGAGGACATGCAACGGGAGTTTAATAAACTTGTAAGCGCAGTACCTGAAGCGCCAGAGATCTTTAGATCTGCTGAATGGACTCAGTACAAGGAAACACTAACTCCTAACCAACGTCAACTTGCAGAATCAGGCTACGCCGAAGATGTGGTACTGGCAATAGAGCGTTTCAACCTTTACACAGGTAAGGTCCCGTCTAAACAAGCGGCTGACGTTTCCGAAGAAAGGGCTAGAAAACTTACTGCTAAGGTGCCTGGCAGCTCTGCTGCCTCGCCAGCTCAGCGACAAGAGACTGACCCTGAGGCTTATTTCAAGAAAGTATTTGAAGAGCACCGGAAGCTCAACCAAAGACAATATTAATCCAAGGAGATTTAACAAATGGCCTATAATGGTATGCAGTACGGCGATATCTCGCCGCGAGTCGGTATTCACGCAGTTGCTAAGTTTTTGGCACATGCGCAACCGATTCTAGTTCTGGAGCGTTTTGCTACATCGCAACCGCTTCCTAAAAACAAGTCCCAGACTATCAAGTGGCGCAGAGCGATTCCGTTCGACACCTCGCTAGTAGCTCTGACCGAAGGCGTTACGCCAGCCCCACAAGCCTTGCGCTTCGAAGACGTCACAACTGCTATCTCGCAGTACGGCGCTTGGGTGCAATTCACTGACGTTATCGCTGACACACACGAAGACCCGATTCTGAATCAGATGACCGAGCTAATGTCGGAACAAGCTGCTCAGGTGAAAGAAGGTCTTATCTGGAACGTTATCCGCGCTGGTACAAACGTTATCTACACAGGTACCGCTACCTCGCGCGTTACAGTTAACGCCCCAGTACAAGAAGCTGATCTGCGTCTAGCTCAGCGCGTTCTGAAAAGCAACCTGGCCAAGCAACTAACCAAGATGATCTCGGCATCGGTTAACACCGCTACTGAGCCTGTCGCTCCTGGTTACATCGCTCTCGGTCACAGCAACCTAGAGTCGGATCTGCGTGATCTTACCGGCTTCGTGCCACGTGAGAAGTACGGCAATATTTCCGGTATCATGGACCAAGAAATCGGTAAGTTTGAAGATATCCGCTTCATCCTGACCCCGCACTTGAATCCGTTCTACGGTGCAGGTACTTCGGCTGGCGGTGGTGGTGTCTCGACCGACGTGCTCGGTTCGAACGGCGCTGTTGACGTCTATCCTCTGGTTATTCTGGGACAAGACTTCTTCGCCGTTACTGCTCTTAAAGGCTACGAATCCGCTGAAGTTATCTTCAAGAACCCGGTTGCTTCTATCGAAGATCCGTTGGCTCAGCGCGGTTTCTGCAGCTGGAAAATGTGGTACGTCGTAACTCGCTTGAATGAAGCTTGGGGTGTCCGTATCGAAGCCGCTGCGCGTTCGCTGACCTAATCTAATCCAAGGAGGATTTAATAATGGCTTTTTATAGTAAAGTTTTTCTGGACGGCAATAAGGCCGGTCCTGCTAACGGAGAACAGGAATCTATTTCTGTTACTGTCCCCGCTGGTGTAACCTACACAGACGTGGCTAACGGTGGATCTACGCTTAACTGCGCAATCCTAGCCGAGCTGCGTGGTGAGAACGGCGATGGTCTAGGCGTCGTGGAAAAGATTGGCGGTACCACAAACTCGGTTATCGCTTTCCTCAACCACAAGGCTTTGACCTCGGGTGCCAATCCGCTGCGTCTGGCCGAGCTAACCGAATTCGGTAATATGGTCGCGCAAGCTGACTGGAAACTGCATAAGGATATCTCGCTATCGGCTACCACAATGTACGCAGGTTTTGACAAAGCTGGCGCTTGCCTTGGAGTTAACTCCTCGGCTGCTACCATCGCTGCTCTGCCTGGTTTTGCTAAACTGGTAATCTTCTATCCGCGTCCTGTACTGATCAACAACGTTCAGTCGGCCGGTACTCTAGCCGCTCCAACAGCTTCTACCGCTGCTGTCAATGTGTCCATCACATTCGTCCGCGCTATGAAGACTGCTGTAGACGGTTCGGATATGAAGCGTTTCTATCAGTATGGCACAACCCCAGCTAACGTTGACTTCGCTGGTACAGCTGGTAAAGCTTAATAGTAATACAATCGTCGGGCTCCTTCGGGGGCCCGACCCACTAGTTTAAGGAGATGACATAATATGTCCCAAGATGAAGAAAATATCGCCCAAGGCGAGTTTGAAAATTCGACAGAGCTGGAAACACTAAGTATTCAGGCTTTGCGTAAGTATGCAGCTTTGTATCGCATTAATCTACCGAAAGACGCGAACAAAGAAAGAATTGTAGAGATTATCAAGGCCAAACGTAATGTTCAAGACATGGCCCTCATCGTTGATGAAGGTTCCACAGGACCAGCCGCAGGATGGAGTAGAATCCACGTCCACCGTGATCCAACCCCAGGCGCTACCAACAACCCAGTGTTTGTTGGGGCAAATGGTTACAACGTTACTATTCCTAGAGGCGTTGATGTTGATGTTCCTATTAAAGTGGTTGGTGTTCTAGCTGATGCCGTAGAGCACAGACTAGTAGAAAACTATCAGGCGCCGCTTGGAGCACCTGAGCGATGGGAGTATAAGAAAATGCTCTCTTATCCGTTCTCGGTAGTGTCTACCAACCCAGGTCCAGACCCACGTCCAGGCTTCGAAAAAGGTAAGGCCTCAACAATGGGCCCGCGTATTAAGTTCCGCGAGTTGTTTGGAAGATGGCCTAACCACGTTGAGTTGCTGGAAGCACAGAAAGAAGGTCTATTGAAAGTAGACGTCAAAACGATGATTAGCAAAGGTGCCGAGGAAGATATGAGACTCGGCTCGTAAACAAAGCAGGAGACTCTTAATGAATTATCTGGAATTGGTTAACGAAGCAACAAAAGAGGCAGGAGTGGAATTAGATGCTCTGACTCAGGCTAACTTCGCCAGCCCTCCCGGAAGTAAGATGTACTCTAGATTTAAAACTTGGATTTCGGACACTTGGAGAGAACTACAAACCAAGGGAAAGGAATCGTACTTTTCGAGCGCAGTGGTGGTGACATCACTGCGTCCTCGTGTGCGGGTATATAATCTAGCGGCCACTACAACCGTAATAGGAAAACAGTATTACAACGCTACAGACGACGTTATCTCCGTAATCGCAGAAGGACCTTCTGTGTCCGGAGATAAATTACTTGGGAGTTATACTGGCTTCCTAGACATAGGAGCAGATACTGATTTCTCTGTCTTGGAGCTCGGGTCAGACTGGATAGAAGATACCTTAGACATCAATCCCAACAGCTTTAAGGTAGGTGGCTTTGTTGGCTATTCTATAGCAGAGCTTGACAGTACCCTACAGGCCCTGACCTCTAAGCCCATAATCCTAAGGATTGAGGGGCAAGACTTTACAGTTCAGTTCGTAGAATGGAAGTCCTGGATGAACGAGCTTAAGGGCGAGTACGGCACTCCTAGGCTATACACTACCAGCCCTGATGGGTACCTTTATTTCTACCCCAACCTCGGTTTTGATACCACGCTTTTGGCGTACGGTAACCAGAAACCGCAGACACTTTTTGCTTATTCCGACGTCCCGACACGGCTCCCAGAGTCACAACATAGAGCTATCGTCCTTGGGGCTGTTATGAAATACGCTAACTACGAGAGAGATTCTCGCCTTTGGTCTACAGCCAATAGGGAATTCGGAGAATACTCGACCATGATAAACAGAGATGCAGGAATGATACCACGCTTCCAGGATAGCCAATATGGCTAAGGCAGAGGGAATTACCCCTCAGTTACTGGCCCTAGACCTAGGGCTGGACCTGACTACACCTAAACCTGCTGCTGTCCCTGGCAGCCTTTTGTCGTGTCTGAACTACGAGAGATCCGATGCTGCTGGGTTATCGCGCATCTACGGCTTCGAGTTCTACGACGGACAGACTCCTGCGGACACTTCCTCGTTCAAAGTTATAGACTTTACATCCCCGCACGACTTGTCGCTGGGCGACCACGTAGGCGTTACACAGGTGTTCAACGGCCAGATGGGCGTTGTAGATAACCTAATCCTGCACGAAGTAGGCGGTATCCTAGGGGTCACTAAAGACTCTCCTAGCACCTTCTCCGAGCTTATGCTACACGGATCTCCGTTCTACGGCGTGATACCTTCGTCCACTGTGACTAAGACTATCCACATAGGTACCGTAGTCGAGATAGTCAATACCACCCGTGTCGTGATAGCTTGTGTTAACGAAGACGCTTTGGCTGCTGGTATAGTTATGCTGAAGTTAGCTCCTACTACTGGAGCTCATACCGTAACTGCAACTGTCGCCAACGTGTACAGTTTTAACAGCATCGTCTACGATCCTACAGCTAACTATTCGTATCGTGTACAGTACGCTACCGTACTTAGAGGCATCATTACAGAGCTGTACGGCCCCTGCGGCCTTGTGTGGTACAATGACGTCCTGCACGCAGTAGCCCCGTCTACCCTAACGGTAGAGGCGGATATAGGTACTCTGTGGAGAGCTAGAACTATCCAGCAACTGCTGGACGACAATTCAGGCGCTGACAGGGTAGTCGGATGGGAAGAGTTGAACCTAGGTTCCTCTACTCAGAACTTCCCTGACGGAGCTCAGGTAGCCATCAACTCACTGCCCACAGCAAAGGCCCTAGAGATCGCTCAGAGCCAACATCAGTTCCTAGTAGCTAACTTCTACGGTTCCGAGATTACAACGTCCCTGTACGGCGCTAACGGCGTTAGCAGGGCTTTCGTATATGACGGTGAGGACTTCCTGTTTATTAATACAGGGCTTTCCTTTGAGCTAGACAAGCCCCGCCACATCGCTAAATTCCAAGATAGGCTCGTATTAGGTTACACCAACGGGTCTGTGCTGCTCTCTGTAGTAGGCAATCCTACCGACTTCGATGGTGTATCCGGGGCTGCAGAGATTGCTTTCGGAGATAGGATTGTAGGCTTGCAAGTACTGGCAGGTGAGGCTCTAGGAGTCTTCTGCGAGAACTCCATCTACTACCTAGATAAAGATTTAGGTGTTCACGTAATTAGCCCTAACACAGGCTGTATCGAGTACACCCTAGCGGCTATGAGCCGTCCGTACTACTGCTCCGCTGCTGGCATTATGACCATAGAGCAGACAGATAAGTACGGAGACTTCCTGGGCGTGTCTATCTCCGAGAGAGTAGACCCTTGGTTACGTCCTAGACTCAAGAGAATACAAGGACGTTACTTCTCCTATCCGGCCATTACAGGTAATATGGTAGTGAGAACAAAGAACCAGTACAGACTGTTCTTCAGAGACGGGTACGTGCTTACGATGAGCGTTACGCCTAACGGCTACATCTTCACCACACAGCAGTACCAGTTCGATGAAGAGGTAGAAAATCCAGGCACCGCTACGTTCCAAACCCTAGCTACCTGTTCGCAGATGGCACAGGATGGTACAGAGAAGCTTTTCGCTGCTCACTATAATGACCGCCTACCCTTTAATCTGAATAGAGTTGTGGAGATGGACGTGGGTTGGGGCTTTGCTGGAAAGCCTATCACGTATCACTTCGAGACTAACGCCTCTTCCTCAGACCCGTTTACCTATTCTAGGCTGTCTAAGCTACGGCTACACGGACTGTCTAAAGGTAAGGCCTCTTTGAAGGTACAGACGTCTGGAACTAATGACGGATTTGTAGACGACTACAATACTACGCAAGAACAGCATCTTGCCCTCCCGCGGACTACCGCCTTGTACAAAGATTCTTTTACAGACACTACAGACATCAGAGATTTAGCTGATTCAGGTCTTAGCTTCAAGCTAAAGATAAGCGGCAGAGAGCTCCTAGTTCCTGAACCACCGCACGTATGTCAGCTAATCACAACACTAAATAAACCCGGAGGTAGGATAGATGCTTAACAATTTAGACGGCGGCGGTGTGGCAGGTGTCATTGCCAGACTGCGACAGGGGCAGAATTACGCCATGACTGAGGGAGGTACCGGTAACCCTAACGGAGCCTACAACCAACCAGGAGCCACGTCTGCTGACAGAGCACTAGACTCATATAAGCCGCAAGGCATGAGTCTGTCTACTCCTACTAACGAGCAGAACTGGCAACAGTCTGCCGACAATATGATGAAGACTCAGGATCTGGTTCTTAATTCAGACAACCCCTACATCCAGAATGCTAGACAGATGGGCTTAGAGCACGCCTCTAAGAGAGGTCTGCTGAACTCCAGCATCGCGGCTGGCAACTCCCAGCGCGGGGCTATAGAAGCCTCGCAAGGTATAGTTAATAGGATCTATGATAGAACTAACTCTTTGAATGACTTCTACAACTCAGCTAAGCTACTGCCTCTACAGAGTGCGTTGAGCTTTTCTGATAACTTTGCGATGATGGCTGCACAAGAGCCTGATGTCTATACACCATCCTACATCAACGGAATGACTAATTTCTTCATGTCTAACATGCAGAACGTTATGAGTAACTTCTTCGGTGAAGGTCTTAACGGAGGAGGCGGCTAATGAACTTTGACTCTTTAATGCCTGGCGGTTTGGATGGAGCAATGTACTCAGCTCCTGGAGCTGCTATGGGCGGATCTGCTCTTTTAGGAGGGGCTGCTGCCGGGGGCGGTATGGCTGGCTTAGCTAGCCTTGCTGGTGGTCCGGTAGGCATGGTAGCCGGTATGGTACTGAGTGGGATACAGGCTGCGTCAGCTAGACGCCAAGCTATCTCCGACCAGAAGGTTAACCAACAGAATAACCTAGCTCAAACTGGCTATGCTATGGCCTTACAAGATTGGTATAAGCGTAAGGATAAAGGCGAGAGACGTATGGGCCTTGAGAACTACAACCAGTTCAATACTATGGAACAGATTGCTCCTGGTTATAAAGATGTGTATAAACCAGCAGCTCTAGGCAAGATGCCTAACTCTGACGATTACGTGTCTCACCGTAACCAGAAGAAGCAGAATGTCAAGATTAAGAATCAAGAAAAAGCGGGCCAGGCTACTATCGGCTCTGTAACAATGCCTGGAGGTTAATGTGGAAGATAATAAAACTCAAGATCCTAGCCTAGCTAAGATAATGCCTTTGGTATTACAGCTGATGAACAAAGGCGGATGGAACATCGTAGAGGATGCCCTAGACTCACAGAATCCTGCACAGCCTCTAGGTAGATTCCTAGCCGAGCTTATTATGAAAGTGGCTACAGCTGCCCAAGAAAAGAACATGCAGTTGGACATGAAAGTGTTCCTGCGCGAGGGCGGAGTTGTAGAGACTCTACTGAATATGATGGAAGAGCATTTTGATATGCCTCCTGAGTTCAGTGATGAGATCTTCGCCACTCTAGTAAAGGTAATCGAGCAAGGAATGCAAGCACAGTCTCAAGGACAACAAGCTCCTCCGCAAGGACAGCCCCAACAGGTTCCTCCTCAACAGGGAGCTCCGGGCGGCCTAGACCAAATGGGAGGCATGTAATATGTCTGCTTTTTGGGGAGGTTTTGCAGGAGAGGGTGTTAAGCAACTAGATAAGCTTCGCGAAGACAACACTGTCAAATTACGTATAGAGGATGCTCGTAAGTACCAAGAGAGCAGGTACGCCCTTGAGCGCGCTGATAGAAAAGCGGATACCCTGGAAGAGTGGAATGCAGACCAGAAAGTTAAGGAGGCTACCGACATCAAGGGCATGTATACTACTAATGGTGGTAACTACATGCGTACAGTTATGCGCAGAGGGGCTGATGGCAATGTAACTATTGATGCCGAACAGGTTAATGATCCTGGTCTTATACGCCAGTTTTTAGAGTACGATGCTGCTAAGAAACAAAAAGCAAAGGACGACGAGTACGACTCTGAGATTAAAAGAAATAACCTAAAGCAAGAACAATTCGCTACTGCTACTATGGGAGAGAAATGGTCTCTCGAAAAAGCAGGAATGGACGCCTCCAGACGGGCTTCCGAGCGCTCTGGTAGAGACAAGGAAGATAAGATCCCAATGCCCGATCACGTAGACGCTATAGGCAAATCTTTAGCCAAGAATAAAAGCGTGTACTTCAGAAATGCTAAAGATACTGCTGCATTTAAAGCCTTACTAAAAAGGTATGGTTTTAAGAATGGGGCAGATCTAGGACGCAGATATGAGAGGGGTGAAGAGAAAGCCATACTCGCTTTAGACGAGGGAGCTGAATATTTGTACTTCCCTGACACTGATGAAATAGGCGATGATGGCCGGCTCATAACACAATAATAATTTTAAGAGACCTACGCACTACACATGAAAATATCTCGGACTACAGCAGAAAAGTTAAACAGAAATAGGGCTTTACGTCAGGCATACGGGGACGTCATTCAGGACGTTCCTTTGGACGTGCTCGAGTCTGACAAAGCAGAAGAGTATCTGTCTTCTTTACAGAAGAAGAAAGAGCAAGATAAGGCTGAAAAAGAAGCCACAAGTAGGGAAACAGAAGCTCGCATCAAAGAAGCTACTTCTTACAACTCTGACCGTCTTAAAGAAGACCCTGATGCTAGGAAACTTACTGCCTCTACTGACGCGGAAGGCAACTACGTGGAAGAGTCTTTTGATGCGTGGAGAGCTCGTCTAGAACGTAAGTACAAAGCTATCTCCGGACTAGACGTAGCTAAGGCTACGGCTGGTGCTGTGGTTGAAGGCACTGAGCGCACAGGTAATGCTCTTGTAGAAGCCCCTGTGCGTATGGCAAGAAAGGATGAATCATACTTCAATGCCCTTGGCTTTTTGAACGAGTCTGACAGAAACGAAACAACTAAGAACAACAGACTCTATCAGCTAGGTGATAGAATCGCTGCTATCGAGCACATGAGAAATAAGAGCTCAGGCGGTGTAGGTCTTGACGAGTCTAAAGCTGCTGCTGACGAGATCAGTCGAGCTCAACGTAATATTGCTATGGCAGAAGCGGCTACTTTAGATCCTAGATCCGGCATCAATCCAAAGGATGCCAAAGTCATGCTAGCTCGCGCTCAAGCTGAATACAACAACCTAAAACAAGTTAAAGGCGCTACTGCATCTTCGTGGCTTAAGCTTGCTTCTGAGCTCCCTGCTTGGGCAGCTAGAGATGTGGCTAGCGAAGTCGGCGAAGAGATGCTAGGTGTAGTGCCTCTAGGCCGCCTAGGAAAGTTCGGCGCTCTGATAGGTGGTACTAAGGCTGTTAAAGCCGGCGCTGCTATAGAGAAGTTCTCGCAGTCTGCTAAGAACCTACCAGTGCTTGGAGCAGTCCAGCGCAACAGTAGATACATAGCTACTACCGCCATAGAGAATGCCGGCGCTGGTGCCGATTCGTACTATGCTACTAAACAACGCTTGGCTATTGAGCAGCCTGAATTGAGTGCAGAAGAAGTAGAACGTAAAGCTACCATAGCAGGTAACATTTCTATGGGCGCTAACTTCGTTACAGAGCAGATCTTCCGCATTGGTGGTCGTACTATAGAGCAGCGTCTAGGGCAGAATCTAGATAACGGATTGCTAGACGTAGCGAAGAGCACAGCGTCCGAGTCTGTTGAGGAATCCATTGCTAGTGGTTCGGAGACGTACCTAGGCAACGTGCTTGTAAACGATAAGAAATGGGACAGCGAAGCTGCTCTACAGAACGTAGGCGGCGCTATGGTCCAAGGTGCGGTGCTAGGAGGCTTGACTTCCGGCACTCTATCTTCGGCATCTGCTGGCGTACAAGCGGCACAAGACGTAGCTCTAGCGAGTAAGATGAAGTCTAAGGAAGCTGAGAATCTCTCTTCCATGCCTGAGATCCCTTCCGTTACCGCCGCTATGCAGGAAGTGCACGCACCTACAGCTACACAATCTAACGGCATTAGCTCACAAGAATCTAAGGTCGCTGGAGTACCCTTGCCTGGAGATTCTACTGCAGTCATCCCTCCTAAGAAAGATAAGGTGGAGTATGCTGAGGACGTAGACCCTACATCAGAAGTGCCTACACAGAAACAGAAAGACGAAGACTTTACTAAGAGTGTCAGAGGATCTCTGAGCTCTTCTATAGAACAACTCCGCAATAGCGGACAAGAAGAACAAGCCGCTGCCTTAGAACAGTACGGTGAGGAAGTAGCTCGTGCTAAGGCTGACGGTTCTAACCCAGAACTAGTCGCCGAGTTCGAGAAAGAGTACGCTCGTGTCGAGCAGGTTAAGCAGCGTAAGCAAGCCGAAGAGGTTGCTAATAGTCCTGAAGGAAAGAAAGCTGTTGATCTAGAAGCTCGCGTACGCTCTTTCAGAAAGGGAGTTGATGGTAGAGATACTCTTTCTGTTATAGACAAGATTCGTGCGTCTAAAGATGAAGAGGCTCTAAGAGAGTTCTCTGAGCGTCAGTTTGATAATGCTGACCAGGCCTTCACTAATGGTGATGAAAACTTAGCCAAGATAATGTCAAGAGAGGCACAGACTGCTGTAGACAGAGCTAACGTGCTAGCAACCAGACCTAAAAAAGATTCAGATCTTTTAGACTCAGATACTAAAGTGGTTTCTTTTTCTGGCGACAATAGGCAGCGTCTCTCTAATAACATTAAAAGTGAATTAGAAGCTTTAGGAATGGGTGAGGATATTGGCGAGGATTTAAATGATAGCCTTACAGATCCAGAGGCCGTCTTAAAGAATCCTAGACGTATATTGCTTAATGGCGGCCTTACTGCTGCTGAAGACATAGCAGACGTTCGTACTGTTATAGCGCTGGCCAGTAAAGAAGATATAAGAGCAGAGGCCGAGCGCGTCGCTGAATTCAATAATAATGATCCTATGTTTGGTAAAGCCGAGTTAAATGCCGCTTCCTTAGCTAGACGAGTTAAGAGGAGGGTAGGCGACAAAGCTTGGTATACTAGGCATAAAGAGGAGACTTCCAAAGCCCTGGAGAAAGTAAAAGCAGCTAGGGCTGAGTTTATGGACAGGGCTGCCCCGAAAGAAAAAGAAGAGAAAAAGCCAGCTAGTGAGATACTCAATGCTAGAAACGCACGCCACGCAGCAGCCACAAAAGAACTGAGCTATATAGACACCGATAAGAAGCTTATAGCTGAGGCATGGGAAATTGCTAAAGGTGAGCACGAGTATAGTTTCGATCCGTATAACTATAACGACGATGAAGGCGCCTTGCGAGATTCAGATTATAAAAAACATATGGCTGACAAGAAAGCACTGCTCAAGGAGTATAAAAAAGCAGTAGATTCTTTGACTAAAAAAAGAGATCGTTTGCGCGAAAGACTTAATATCTTAGACTCCGACTCTAATACCAAAGCTAATAGACGTACTACTGAAGAACAAGCTTCTGCCAGAGATCTGTCTAAGCGTCCTAAGCAGAAACGTTTCAAGGACATGTCTTTCTTCCAGCGCCTAGCTGTTGCTAAGCAGCTTCGCCGTGCGTCTAATGCAGCTGAGATAGACTCTGTACTTAAGGCAATTGCTGCAGGTAAGATTAATCTAGTTTATGACGAAGCTACAACTAAAGAAGGTCAGATAGATAAAGGCAGTAGAACTATCTACATCAACCTAGCTGAGTTCACTGGTAAGAACCTAGAGGCTCGTAAGGCTGAGCGTGAAACCCTAGCTAAGTCTGCTAGAGGGATTTCTGCGTGGACTGTAAAAGCCCGCAGAGCTGCTATGCAGAAGTTTTACGAAGAACAAACTCCGCTACTGCTGAGAAGCTCATCTAACTTTATGGACGCCGTGCGTCACGAGTTCCAGCACGACAAAGACCTAGAAGCTGGCGTTAGCTTAGACCAACTCAAAGACATAGACCTGCAGATGGAAGCTGCGCATGACCCTTTATGGAAAGCCATGAAGAGCTTTGTCGCGTCTATAGACATCAAGCCAGGCACAAGCCGTTACTACTTAGAAGTCCTGGGGTACTACACCACCGCCCTTTCTAACATGGCTAACACTCCGCAGCTGCAGCCTATGTTCATCCTGGCTACAACTCAAGGAGCCCTGAACTACACCTCTACGCTTAAGCACCTAGAGAACTTTGACGTGGGCAAGTATGTCCGTGATAAAGTCTCTGGTGGTATTCTAGAGTCGAACACAATAGCAGGACAACGCTACGAAACTTTCGTAGATAGCGTCATTGCTTTGTCTCAGGTAGAGAAGCGTATAGAGGATGCTGACATTGATGGCGCCTTGAAGCGTGACATTGTAGACTTGTCCTTTGTTCCTCAGCTCAGCGCTACCACTAAGGTTCTAGCGGATAACTTCATCGCTATGGCTGACGGAGAGAACCGTCTCGCAGGAAATATATACACCACCCTTCCTATCTACTCACCTAAAGGTAACGCAGGTCTTATAGACTCTGCTAACAAGTTAGCTGCTCAGGAAGGCACCGCCGTAGGCGCTATGTCTGATTCTGATCTGACTGCAGAGATTGGGGCTACTGGTGCCTTTGGTGTTTCCGACAGTGCTGCCCCGTCTACCAAGACAAAGTGGGCTTCTATGTATACTCTAGGCTCCGATACTTCGGCTTCTGTTCTTAAAGCGCTGAGAATCAAAGCTAAGTATATACTGAGCAACACAGATGCGCTTGAAGACGAGTTCAGACAATACATAGAGGCTAAGCACGACAGAGCTATCCAAGCTGCTCTAGATAAGAAAGAAGCTGCTAAAGTAAAAGATAAAAAAGTATTCGGTAGTAAAGTAGAGGCAGAAACCCACCGTAGAAAGCTTGCGGAAAGTAATACTATGGAGGCTAGATTTAAGGCTACTGTTGCCAAGCTCCGTAAGGAATATGATGCTGCTATGGCAGGTAAGCCAGGCTCTAGAGAAAGATTAAATGTTATCTTTGCTAACCGTCCGTACTCCGCCAAGAAGAAAACTAAAGACTACAACTCCGCAGAGCAGTCCCTACGGTCTAAGATCCTGGCCTATGTTAACGCGCAGCAGCTGGCTGATAACATATCAGCTGCTCTGCACAGCGGAGAAGAGAAAGACAGAATAGCCTTGCTTAAGAACATCAAGCTAGGCACAGTTACTGATGCTCGTAATACTTGGTATAGTGATTACATCGTTAAGCGTGTAGGTTACAAGGAAGAGGGTAAGATCTTTACTATGTATAAAACTACTAGTAGAAATAAAGGACCTAAAGTAACTTCCCCAACTGTAGAAAGTAGGGATGTCATTCTAATCAATATGCAGAAGATGGTCTACGACAGACTACGTGCTGCTGGCAAGTCTCCTACTATGGTAGACGATAACAAATACCTCGGCACTCTATTTGACGCCATGCTGGCTATAGAAGCTGACACAGGCATAATGCCGGAGCTTCCTACGGTAGACGGAAAGATTATTCTTCGCCGTCCTGTAGTTGTACGAGGAGAGAACGGAAAGGTTTCTACTACCTCTTCAGGTAGACTAGAATTCAAAGATGCTATCATCCCAGTTGGTTCTATGCAGGACCTACTTGCTGCACATATAGCACAACGTGTAAACTCAGTGTACATGCAGATTCAATTTAAGACCTCTATGATGGCTGCGGAAGAGCTGGGAATGCTGTCAGGTCTTGAGAAAGAAGACTTTCTATTTACCGATTATAAAGGCGATACCTACAACGCGTATAATCTAACTACTCCTGCCATAAAACAGCAAGCAGAACTTACTGCTGCTTTAATCATAGGTCGTAGGTTTCTAGAGGCCAATAAGTATAGGCCTAATGATGATGACGTCTACGAGCAAGCTGAGAAAGCTCTTAAAGATCCTAACGCCTTTGAAAACAAATACGATTACACCTCTCTAGATGACACAGAGTTCGATACAATAGAAGAGATGGATGCGGCTATCGACAAACTTGAAGAAGAGATAGAGACAGCACAGACGGACTCAGAAGAGCTTATGGAAGCTCTAGAAAGAGACGAGTACTTCACAGGAGCTAGTAATCTACTGCCTGATGATGCACGAGAGCCTGATGTTACTAAAGATCCGTATCTAGGCCAGTCTTACTTTATGAATGATGCTGACATATCTTATAGAGCTAGCACTAAGTACTACGATGGTGGAGAGCTGGTAAGCAGTAGACAGAATGATGGGTATTACGTGCCTTACGAGAATCCTGAATACTACGCCTCTTTGAAACCCTCAGCCTACACGTCCAAAGACGTCATCATATTAAAGGGCGGTCCTGCTAAGCCAGTTAGTAAGCGGCCTGTGATGCAGAGTCGTCTGCTAGACAAGTCAGAAGAAGACCAAGACACTGGCTTCCTTGAAAGCGGTTCTATTTTAGACTCCTCAACCAAGGCTTCTTTCTTCAAGACATTTAAGTCTATCTTAACTAAAGAAGACGTTAACGCTGCCGTAGGATTAGTGACAGATAGAGGCTTGGTCTCTAAGCTGCGCTCTGCTATGTCTGCTACCGTAGGACTGAACATGCTCTCCCGTGTGATATGGGATAGAAGCAAACACAAGAACGTACGTACAGTTAAGGAACAGGCCGAAGCCTGGGCTGCAGCATCCTTGTCGGATGTTAACGGAGGTGTAGAGCGTCTGAATCTAGCTATGGATGAGCTTACACAGGACATGGCTGTAAGAGACCAGATGATGCTAGGTCTTATTGCTCACGATGAAGTCGGTATGACTCCTAGCGCTAGACGCGTTATGCGTACGGCTTTCAGACAGCGCTGGGCTCAGTCCACAGGTAATCCTGCTGGCGTAGACGCAGTTATAGCTGCTTCCGACGACTTACGTCGCGGTGTAGACTCTATGATTGATAAGCTAATCGCTAAGATACTTAGCGGCAGGTCTTACGCTACGTCCTCGGCTGCTATACAGGAAGGCGTGGATGCTCTTCTAGCCTCTAAGGGCCGTTACCTGTACCAGACGTATCACAAGTTCTCTATATCCTCGGCTCAGGTCTGGGAGAAGGCTATTAAGGTAGCTATCGACTCAGCTAAGAGCGATCCTAGAGGCTTTGCTCGCCCATACACCGGTCTGGCTGGTTTTATGACCAAGACCTCTATCCAGACCATAGCTCTAGTAGACACAGCCGTTAGTGCTGTCGTAGACTCGTGGGAGAACGGAACAGCTACAGCATTCTCGTCTAGCCGTCCTGACGGTTGGGATAATCTTAACTCGGAACAGAAGCGCAACGCTGCACTGCTAGCCCTAGAGTCCTGGTTCAAGGATAGCAAGGTCATAGACTCTGGTATCACCCTCGACACCAGTAAGACCAGTCTAGGAGCAGGAGCTTTAGAAGCTAAGGTCCTAGAAGGCCCAGAGAATAAGCCTTTCAGAGATCTGCTCGGAGAGATGCACGATTACGGTCGTAGGGTTTCTGAGTCTGTAGAGAATCAAATCAATATGATTAACGGTCTGTCTATGCTAGAAGCTCTGCACAGACAAGGCGTGCTAGTCCCCCTAGACCAGATTCCTGCAGGGCAGGAAAGTCTATATGTCAGGGCCCCACTGTCTCGTATCTCCAGTACCTATTCCAACATGGTAGTCCACAAGGACTTTGAGTACGTGCTCAAGAACATGGCTACTAGAGATCCAGTAGAGACGGCTATTCAAGCCGCTCTGGCGGATGACGCTAAATCATTTACTAATGCTATTGCAGTCAAAGGACTCAATACCTTTGCTAAATTTGTGGGCTACTTTAAGATGTGGTCTGTCTTTACAGCAGGTAAATTGTGGGCCGCCGTCGGCGTTGGTGCGCTTAGTTTCGGACTAAAGGCTACTTTTAGCGGCAAGATTATCAAAGATGCTACTACTATCTCTAAAATGTGGCTTGCGAACAGGGCTGGTGCTCCTATCGACCCTACAGATCCGTTGTTTGAGGATTACATGTATATCATGGCCTCTGAGGTCATCGACAGCGCCATGTTTGCTGAGATAGGCGTAGAGAGTAAGACTGAAGACTTCGACGCAGCCCAGAGGCTCCTAGGAGGAGCTACGAGCTCCCTAGACAAAGCTGGACAGGCTACTGAGCTCGCTAAGGCTAATGTGATAGCTGCGTGGACCTTCGTCGAGGCTATTCCTAAGATAGCTGCTGTTTTACAGACCCGTAAAGAGATAAATAAGTATAAATCTGCTATGGGACAGGCTCCTTTGACTGCAGCTGAGGCGGGTAATAAGGTGCGTAGGGAGTTCCCGAGCGCCAAAGGCATGCCTATAGGTCTTAAATTCTTTGACAGAATAGGCTTGTCTATGTTCTTAGGCTTTACCTACCAGACCTTGTATGCTTCCACTGTCGGCCTTACACAAAACGTGGCTGATGCTGCCAGTATGATTAAAGAAGCTAAGTCTGCAGGTAACGGAGACGCACTAGCTGCATCTTCTCTGCATTTGACAAGTGTATTAGCTCGCACGGCTGCTCAGTGGGCTGCTATCTATGGCCTAATGACTCTGTTAAGAGCTGGTCTGGAGTTCCCAGAGGAAGAGCTGAAAGATGAAGAGAAGAAGTTGAAGCGGATGGCTGAACAGAACTTTATGCCTAGTGAAGATCCTAACTTTATGGTCTTCATTGGTATGTCTGAAGCTGGTACACCCATTTACAGCAATCTAAAGATGATTGTACATCCTTTGGATGTGGCTGACACTCTAATTAAGCGCGCTATCGCTGCTCTGAGTCCTGGAGCTAGAGAAGATGTCCTGACTGTACTTAAAGACACATGGCCTAGCGGTTTCTTGGCTGATATGGCACTTGAGGGTAAGACTCTCGACAACACTTGGGATAGAATCACTAATGCTGGTCTGCTCAAGGCTATCAACAGCGTTAATAAGTTCGGTGGAGATCCTACCCCTGATAATACTATGGGCTTTATGTTCCATATCTTCGGTATGACTGAGATAGACCCATTCAAGCGTATTCAGAATGTACAGTGGGGTGCCGTATCTGCTCTTCAGAATAAGAACGACCCAGAAGCTAATACCCTGCATAAGTTTATGAAGGACCAGATAGCTGCTGACTATTCTATGAACATCTCTCAGATGACAGAAGAGATGGAGCCTATGCTTGATCGTATCAAGATGAAGCACCTAGACTTCTATAACACCACTATGGCCTCTTATAAAGCATCTAAGATGACTAAGAAAGAGTTCCTAGATGGTATCAAAGATGACACAGGTCTCGGAGAGCTTAGAGATAAGACTGCTGGCGTGCTTAAAGGCGCTGACTTGAAAGACAAAGAGGCTGTAGAGCACAAGAAAGCTTTCGTAGAGGGCGCTGCTCCTGACTTCTATAAGGCTAATAAGAAGGGCTTGTTAGACACTACAACTATCTCTCCGTTAGGCAAACTAGGCCCTGGTCGTAGAGAAGACGCAGGTCAACATGCCATAGCCAATAGAAATAAAGCTTCTATGGAAGATGTTCTATTCGGACAGCCTAAGCCAATAAAAGAGTTTACTGCTAGAGTCACCGGAGCCCACGACGCTGATACTATTCACGTCACTGATGCTAATGGCAGGACTTTCAAAGTAAGACTCCAGAACATAGACGCTTTTGAACTATCTCAGAAGATAGACAACGGTACTGTGGCTATAGGTCAAGAGGGAGCTGCTTACATCAAGAAGCTGCTTAAGGACGACCAAGTAAGAATCATCCAGTACGGTACCCATAAAGGCCGTATAGTAGCAAGAGTTATAACTAAGGATGGTAAGGACCTCGGTACTGTAGTGGCTGGTGAAGGCTATGCTATTATGACAGACGTAGACGATTTAAATGAAGGTGAGTACCCTACAGGAGCCGAGAGCATCAACGCTAAAGCCCCTTCTGTGTACCGCAAAGATACTGACGATTAAGGAGAAGTGAGTGGCAAATAAACTAATCAGTGAGCTGGACGCTAAAACTACTGACGCTAGCACTAATCTGCTATCGTTGTGGCAGATAGGGGATGGCACTACACGTAAGATGACTTGGGCTCAGTTTGCTGCGTGGCAAGCTACCTATATGATTGACAACAGCCTTATTTCGGCTGGTGGCGGAGATTTTTACAAGAACGGTTCGGTACTAGGTACCGGTACTTTCGTGTGGAATCTTACGGCAGATTCCGGCAGTCAAATTACTAACAACGCAGACCCTACATCAGCGAGGCTTAAGCTAACAAATGATACGAACAATCTTATCGGCTATACTACAAACGTATCTGATTCTATTGCTGGTCCGTTTATTTCTACCGATAAGAGCTACTCGATTTATTCCAAGGTAGGGGCTACCGTCTTTAAGATGGCTAGATTTACTGGTAAGAACTGGTATCAACCTAATGCCAATGCGTCAGCAGAGGTCCGGGTACCCCGTACGTTCATACAGGCTACAGAGCCTACAGGCACTGAGTCTGAAGACGGCGATATCTGGATCTGGGGCTAAATAATGACTTTTAAGTTTAAAAAGGCAGGAGTATGGACTAACGTCGTCATCTATAAGAGACGGGTGGCTGGAGTGTGGCAGTACGTCACTACTGGCCGCTTTAAGAGCGGTGCTACGTGGCCATACTACTGGGATGCTAACTCTATCAAGATACAGGCTCCACCAGAGGGCACGTACGCTGGCGCAGCTGGTCAGGTACTATTCCCTAGCACTGCAGGGGCTGATGCTTACCTGGTTCGTTCTGCGTCCACCTCGAGCGGTGCGGTGTCCGTCACTCTAGGTCCGTGGAAGAAACCTGCAGCTACTTTTATAGGTGGTGATACTGTTCAAGTCTACGTAGATGCAGTGAGCGGTGATACTGAGATGGCTCCTAACTCGGCTACAGATACGTGGCTTACTTTGTACCCAGGCTCTACCATAAGGAAATGGTATGCTGAAGACAGTACGGCTACTCGTAGAGCTTTGTTTAAGATTACTCTGAAAGATCAGAACAATAATCTTGTTACATGGTGGGCAGACTGTTCCGATACTGGTCCTACGGTCATTACCCACACTGAACCCGCTGGAGGCGGGGGAGGCGGAGGCGTTGGTGGAGGAGGAGATCCCGGTGGAGAAGGTCCGCCTGACAATCCCTTCTGAGTCAGCATAGTTATCCCAAGTACGTATATATAAAAAAGCCCCTTAATTGGGGCTTTCTTGTTTTTCTTTATAGCATATTAAACATACTTTCTTCTCGTCGTAAGGGGAATACAAATGCCACCCAAAGCCTAATAAATAATACGTGATACACAGGATGTACCCTGGTATACTGGTTTTCATAGAATTCTTACGCCTTTGAGGGTATCCGTAGTTCTATTGTCTTTTAGAGGATAGATAGTAGCTCCCATCTTGCCTGTGTAGAAATCTAAGAAGATGTTAATGTCGTAACTAACTCCTTCATAAGACCAGGTAATCCAGTCGTCGTGTGTTTGAAACTTTTCTGTTTCTAGTTTATCCCAAACGAACTCTTCGGCTTCGTGCAATGCTTTTTCACTTAACATCTATTACGTCTCCGAGTTCAGGGAAGTATTTGAGCAGTTCTAGCCTAGCTAGCTGTGCAATCTCCCTGTGTTCCTTTTGAGTAGCCACATCAGCTCTGATCTGGATGTAGTGAATCCAGGATCGTACTGAGCCCGCCATGTACATCACAGACTTTGTTAGTCCTTCTGGTAGAAAGACTCGTGCCTGTTCTTTAGCAACTCCGCGTTCTAGGGCCTCTTTGTAGGCCATAGATGTGATGTGCTGTACCGCGTCTTGCATCTCTTGGAACCAAGAGATATTCTCGTCACTAGCGCCTTCCAGAGAGGCCTGGCGGTTAGTCGGGTGTTGGAGACGACAGTCTCTGTGTATAATCGTATCGTCAGTTTCGGCGTAACGCTGAGAAAACTCCTGGAAAGCGAAGCTTCTATGTCTGAGGATTTGTCGAGCAATGTCTCGGGTTGTGGTTATTTCCATCGTCAGAGACGCCATCTCAAATGGCGACCAGTGAGCGTTCCTAGCCAGATAGGCTAGCAGTCTGGGTGACGTCTCCGTATTCATCTGGTTCGTGGGGTTAGAGACCCGAGCGGCGTAAGCCACCAGGTCGCCGGGCGAAGCCAGGCCGTCAATGACGGGCTTGGATACTGCAATTGTTCTTACTGTTTGCATATTATTGTCTTTCTAGTGTTATTAAGCCAGCCAGAATTTCTATGATCTCTGGAGGAGTGTGCGGAGATACTTTCTTCCACTGCTTTCGTACTTCATCCTTGAGTACATCCTGAACATTATTGAAGTCGTCTATTACCATTTCTCTTGTGAAAAAGTAAAAGTCTTCATGTCCAGGGTATTTACATTTTGCTACGTAACTAAACATTATTTTCGTGCCTCCAGTAGATATTTAACCATTGGCTTACGTATTCGTTAAATATTCGGTAACATCGTTCATCGTCGAATGGATTGACTATTAGGTGTGCTACTCCGTTTGCTGCGTAAACAGCTTTTTTTGCTTTGTTTACTGCGTCTTTACGCCGTTCTCTTGAGCCTTTGCCGCTCATGTATAATTCCTTAAATTAGTCCCGATGTGCTTTTCACCGTCGGGTCGGCTACGTATCTGCAGAAGCACTCTGGTTTTTCTTTAACTCATACGGGCTGTTCTGAGACTAGGTTCTGTTTTTTCGATAATGTTGTTATCGGAGAACCAGGTACCGCAATCATTACACTGAAGACGTTTGTAGGTTCCTGTAGCGGTTGTTCTGAAACCACGATGTTGATAGTGGTCTCCTCCGCAAGTAGGGCATACATAGTCTCTTTTGATATACGACATGTTAGGGTGATTTGTAATCCACGGTAGCAGTCGGTCGTATACTTTTTCTAGGAGTAGAACGTCGTTAATGTTGTACTCTTCCATTTTAGCCCAGGCTTCGTCATCACCAGCCATACACTTAAGCCAGAGTTCGTGTCCCTCGTGGGATACTTTCTTGCCTAAGCCTAGTTGCTGTGCAACGTAGTCTAACTTGTTGCTGGGGAATCGGAACTGAGATCTAGCTACTCTTAGCAAGTCAATCTGTTTATACGGAGAGGGTGGTAGCAATCCGTGTTTTAGAAATTCTTTGTTTAGGGTAGGAATATCAAACTTTTTCCCGTTGTAGTGACAAACTGCATCTGCTTCATCTAGGAGCTCGTGAGCAGCTTTAATCATGTTCTTATGGGAGGCGTTATGTTCGGAGCTGAAGTAAACTTCGTCTGCTCCTGCCCACATTGCCGACCAACACATGACGCGCGAACTCTCCCTTAACTGAGAGAGTCCGACGTTTTGCTGCCACAATCCCCAGACATGGGCCGTATTAGGGCTTGTTTCTATGTCGAGGAATAGTAGTTTCATCAGGCGGTAATTACCTCTCCGACTGAAGCTGCCAGTTCTGTTACTTCTTCGTTCAAATCATCTACAGTCTTGTCTAGTACTGCTGCGTCCAATAAATCTAACAAGTCTGTGCCGTACATATTACAGACTCCCGATAGCGAACTTAGTGGAAGTGCCGTGCATATGACGGTGGACTGTGATTCCCTTTCTTTTCAGGTCGTAAATCATTGCACGAACGTTTGGAACTTTGAAACGTGCTGTGATTTGCTTAGCTGTTAGGGGCGATTTGCGTAGAGCTTGCTCTACTCGTGCTGTTTTTGTCATTCGGTTCTCCTTAGTGAACTAGTGATAGTTTCGGTTTGGTTGGTGCTACGTCGTTTGTTTCGATAAGACCTTTAACGATCTCATCTATGATGAGAAAACTCATCGGGATCTCAATCAGTTCGTTCGGGTCTCCTTCCATGAAGGACTCCGGAGTCTTGATCAGTTCTACTTTAAGAGAACCTTCTCCACCAACTGAGGTTAGACGTAGTGTTGCTACATATTCTTGACCCTCAATCAGAGGGGTTGCTTCTTGGTTGTCTTGCGACATTTTTTCTCCTTTGGTACATCTCTTGTTATTCTTGTAGGGTTTTCAACTAGCCATTCTTTTGGTAATTGACCGGACGGGCTCACACAAAAGTCTATGCCACGCTTGGTACACCAATCGGAATACCGAGTCTTGCTCGACTTGCTGATTTTGTTATCGGTCATAAATACGAGACGTACATCGACGTCAGGGTTCTGCTCTACTACGTAGGCCATCTTCTGTCGTGATTTAGCATCGAAATTACCTTTTACCTCTATATACACGCCGTTCGAGAGTCTGAAGTCAGGGACGTACTTGTGGACGCTCTCAGGTATTGTGTAAGGAATCTTATCTAGTTCGTACGTGTACGTTACTTTCAATTCATCTAGGCTAGTTGCCACGCGTTTTTCAAAGCCGCTTCTCAGCGTGTAGGTCGCGTGTACCTTTTTCCATCTAGATCTGGCCACTTATTGCCGCTTGGATTTCGTCGAGGAACTTCGGTCTGTCGTTTTCTCTTCGTTGAATCCAGAGGAGTCTAGCGATTTCCTCGGCTGCTTCGGTTGCCTCGTCTTTGTAGCACTGTCGATAGGCTTCGGCGACCGTTTGTATGGCCGCTTCGGTTTCTGTTCCTTCTGGGACGAGTTTAAAACTTGTCTTAGGGCCAACGCCTCTGATTCCGGGGATATTGTCTGTACTGTCCCCAGTAAGCATCTGCCGAAGAAAGAACATATCCGCGTCTTTAATTTTGACATCATAAAATTCTCCTTTAACGAAGTTATAATGATATCCGGGTATCATATTCAGGTCTTTGTCTATAGTGCATATAACAGTCGATTTATCATTGTGTGCAAATTGTCTGATTCCTAGACAATCGTCGGCTTCGATTCCTTGCGACATCACTGCGCCCCACTCTTGAGTCATGTAGTCACGCAACTCTTTGTAGTACTTGGGTTTGTTGTTCGGGTCTCTGTTGCCTTTGTAGGGTTTCATCTTAGCTACTTCGAATCGGTAATTCTCTTTACCTGATAAGAACAGCCAGCTTTCCCCTTTACCTCCAAACTTATCTAAAATGTCCTGCATCTGGTTGTCTACCAAATGCAAAGCCCATTCTAAATAATCTAGACTTTCCCATTCTTCGGATTCTTTCTTTGCTCCCGAGTCGGCTGCGAAGCCTAGGCGGTAGGTCAGAATGTCTCCGTCAATGAGAGGAACCAAGTCGAAGTGCTTCTGTTGATACTTAGTCATCATCTTCTTCTTGTACGAGTAGCGAGTCCCATCTTGTACGGGGCCGTCTATAGGGTTCTCGTACCGGATGAGCTCTGTCCTCGGTTTTTAGTTTTTCTTTTGTACGCTGTTCGTGAGTCTTTCTATCTCGAAACTTCTTCGGTTTTAACTCCGCAGAATCACTTAATAGGGCAAACTCCGGTCGCGCATTCGTCGTCGCTTTCAAAGCTTAACTCTCCAGTTACACTTGTTATTACAGTACTCTCGGCAGTGATACGTTCCCATTCCTCTTTAGAGATTTCTTCATAAGGGGCTTGGATAAAGCCGTGCTCGCTGTGCAGTAGGAAAGAGATGGACTTGAAGTTGTCGTTGTAGTACTTGGTTAAGTACTCCTTGATTTCTGGAAGTTCTTCTTTTTTGTAATACACTGTACAGCTTACTGCGTTGTCACTCCACTCAGCTTGTAGTCTTCTTACGAACTCTAGCTGGTCGATAGCTGATACATCTTTAGCTACGACTGCTTCTTTTGGATAGCTGAATGGAAACTCTACTACCATTGTCGAATGGTCCGGTGTTCCGTCGAACCTAATCTGAGGTTCTACTTTATAGCCGTGTCTGCGACATACATCTACGATAGGTGAGTTACTTGCTACGCGTATTCTACGTATCATGTAGTGAGCGTAAGCTGGATGCACGCCTGGGGTTACACCTGGTAGCAAGGATAGCGTTCCAGATGGCTTTACAGTCGTGAGTTTGATAGAGATAGGGAAGCCTTTGGCTTTGGAATAGATTCTGTCGAACTTACGCAGTTCTAAGTAGCAATCTTTCAGCCA